GTTGCCAGACTCGACGGCCTTGGCAATCACTCGCTCGGCCATCTGCGCCTCGTTGGCGGCGGCAGCAAGGTGACCATCAAGGTTCTGAAGGTCGCCTTGATAGGCTCGATGTTCTTGTGCCGAGATTCGGCGCTCAAGATCATCGTTGCGCTTGCGAAGGAAATCCAGCTCTAACTTGTCGCGAGAAATCGCCTTGTCTCGGCGGTCTTTTCTCTCAAGTTTTTCTTGACGGCGTCGCTCGCGAATCGCTTCGCGCTCGTCGTAGTCATTATCAACTTGCCCCCCTTCCTGATTTGCATAGGAAGGGTCAGCATATTCAGGTTTAGCATCTTCAAGAATGACGATTTCCTCGTCATTACCCTCGTACTGCAATTCGTCGTCGTCATTTTCCTGCATGGTTTGGCTCATTTCTCATCTCCCTTCAGATGAAAGCTCGAACTTTCAGCGGGTCACCAATTACCTGCCCGATGATGTCGAGGTCATTGAAAATCACAAACAGCGCGGTCTCGCCATTGCCGACTGGAACCTCCCAGCGGTCTCCGCCATATTTCGCAACGCGAACATAATCGCCGGGTTTGCACCAATCTCCCTCAGGCCACGCATCCATCGTGTTTCGATTACGGAATGCTAGCGGCCCAACGGAAATGACTTTCGCCACCTGCGTGTTCCACTTCTCCGTATCCTGCGTGCCTAAGTCAATGATGATGCCACCATCGGTCTTTTTCTTCGGCGTGCGAATTTGCACCAGAACGCGGCTTCCGAAAGGCTGAATCCCAGCTTCTACAGCGGGAAAAGCATTCGCTAGGGCGTCCTCATTAGAGGTCGTTACCACCTGTTTCCTCCTCATCAATCAGTTTAAGAAGCACATTGATTGCCGCCTCGTAGCCTGCTACGAGACCCACTCGATACCCGTACTCAAAGGCATCGCGTTCTATAGGCCGCTTCAAGGCTGTCAGCGCAAATGTCTGCTGCTCGACCTTGAGGCGGTTTAATAACTTGGTTTCTAAATTCACGCAGGAGTCTTAGGCATTGGCGGTGCGCTCGGCAGATTCTGCCCGTCAACCTTTAAGCCCGCCGCCAAACGATGCTTCTGCTTTACAGCGCCATTGTTAAGGTCAACGGTGCCCTGTTTAGGTTTATCTCTCACAATATATCCTCAAATTATGGGTTGGGATTTATGCCCGTGCCAGTGCTAACAGAGAAGCTCTCTCCGCTTAGAATTTCAGCTTGCGCTAATTGAAGCGCGGTTTGATTATCTGCTTCGTTCATCTGTTGTCTAGCTTGAATTTCCTGCATGGCCCTTTGGTCTGCGGCCTGCTGGCGCATCTGTTCTTTTTGAAGGTCAAACGCCGCCGCCTGCTGCTTAGCTTGAAGCTCGGCTTGTTTAAGCTGTACATCCTGCTGAAGCTTGGCTTGGTCAAACTGCATCTTCTGCTGGCTAACCTGACTCTGCTGTTGCAGCTTGGCTTGTTCAGACTGCGAGCGCTGCTGAAGCGCCGACTGCTGAACCTGAGCGTTGATTTGAGCAACCTGAAGCGAATTGTCTTGCGGCATCGGCGGCCCTGCCGGCGGAGCAAACTGCTGAGCCTGCTGAGTGATTTGCGCTAGCTCTTCGCCAAATCCGCTCAACTGCTGCTCGATGAATTGCTGAACCTGCATGATGATTTGGGTTTGCTGAGTCGGGTCGTCCTGAATCATCCCCTGCTTCCTCGCCTTCACCACTGCCTGATGAGCCTCGACCATGTAGTAGTTCAGCAAATGGTCGCGGAGGTGCGTGGCCATCGGGAACAAATAGGTTTTGATGATGGCGGGGTTGGCGCCAAACAGATTGGATTTCAAAAACGCCATGTGCGTCATGATGTGCTGCAAGTGGTCTTGCTTTGGCAGCACAAAAATCGGCTGGCCCATCGTCGCCTCAACGTTCTCGCTCGCCGGGTCTTTGTTTTCCTCGCCCGGCTTTGGCAGCAACACCTCGGTATCGGGAACCTTGAGGTTGCGAAGAAACATCTGCTCAACTTTTCGCACATCGTAAAGCTGAGGCAGCAGAGCCGCTCGCTGAACAATGGCCTGAGTCTGAGCAAAGCGCTGGGTGTCGCTAAAGATTGACGGGTCGCTGACCGGCACAACGTCCATCGGGCCATCAAAGTCAGACGGCTCAATCTCAAGCCCTGCTGATTGCGCCTGAATGTCGTCCTGCGTCAGGTACGCCGAATTGATCCGATGCAGAATCTTCAGGCACCGCGCCATTGAGCTGTGGAGTCTCGAGTGAATGCTGCTAAACACGACCATACCCTGCTCAATCAGGGCCATCGTCGTGCCGACCGGCTGGTTCGGATTTTGGTCGGCTAGCTTCTCAAATGTCGTCTGCACAACGCCCTTGCCGGCATCCACCAAAAAGCCCAGCAACTGGAACAGCACCGGGCTGGGGCCGTTGAACGGCAGCGGCATGGCAATCTTGCGAACGTCGTCCACCAGTGCGCCGCCCTCCATCTCGACAACCTCGGTTGGCTGCACATTGATGGTCTGGCCGCCGGGGCCTCCCTTGAGCTTCAGGAGCGTCGGCACGTTCTGGATGTGGGCAGAGTCCAGCAGCGCACGCAGAGCGCCTGTGGCGGCTCCTGAGAGGCCTCCAATCATATGCGTGAGGCCGATGGGGTATGCGCCGCGCCACGGCACGAACGGGAACTCAACAATCCAGTCCAGCTCGCGACGCATGTCGTCGTCTGGCTCCCAGTTGCGGTACAGGGAGAGCGCCATCCCGCTGGATTTATCAACGCTCAGGATGTAAGGCTCAATGCCGTCACCAAAGTCGATGCTGGTGTAAATCTCGAAAATGGTTCGCAAACCGTCCTCGTTATAGGACAGCTCCTTTCGGCCTTCGATTTTGTCGTTGGCTATGGACGCCTTGCTGAACTCCAAGCTGGATGGCGAACCAATTTCGATGTCTCGGTACATGCCGGACTTCACGCGCCGGGCAAATTCCATTTTGGTGACGTACTGAACGTGCGTCTTTCGCTCGGCCGTGTAAAAGTTCGTCGCGGCAAACGGCAGATAGATGTCATCAATTGGGATGAATTCGGAGACCGGGCGCTTGTTTCGAGCGTCCCACATCATCTTCATGTACTGGCCGCCGCCCAGCGGGAGCTGCGTGCTGAGCTGCTCCAGCTCGCCGCGGAACTCCTGCATCTGCTCGGTCGTCTGCCAGTTCATGAATGCCGATTTGCGGTCGGCCTTCTCCATCTTCTCCTCGTCGTGTTCGCCCAGCACCTTGGCCTTGACCGGGCCGCCAGAGGGAAAAATTTCCTTCATGAATCGAGCCGAGAAATCGACGCATGCCTCAATCAGCATCGGATGCACAACCTTGTTGGCGCCCGAGAACTGGGCGCCGCCCGGCGCGTCGTCGCCGAGGCCAGTGCGGCGCAGGCCTTCTTCGTATTGCTTGTCACGCTTCTCGCGTGCTTCTTTGTCGCGGTCGATTTTGTCTAACAGGTCGCTGACCGCCTCGGCCAGCAGGCCGGGGTCAACCTCGTCAACGATGTTGTCAAAATGGTCGAGGTTGTCTGCGAGGTCTGCCTCATCGGCAAGGCGAATCATCGCCCCGCCGTCAGGCATGTCCTCAACCTCAGCCAAGTCCTCGTTGAAGTCCATCACCTCACCGGCAAGGGTCTGGTCGTCTTCGTCATCGATTTCGATTTGCTCGGCCATTAAAAGTCTCGCTTGTAGGTCAGCATGATTTTCTCGTCAGGAACCATCCCGGCTCGCTCCCAAGCCCCCGGCGGCGAGCCGCCGTCCGGGGAGTAGGCCTGCGCATCAAGGCCAAGCATTCCCCTGTACAAGGACAGGGGCTGGTTCTCATAGGATACGCCATAGCGGCCGGCAAGCCCGGGAAGGCCGCCAAGCTCGCCGTAGGCTCGGCCAAGGCTTGCGCCGCCCCCTGACTGCTGCCAGCCCGGGCCTCGCGCGGTCATGCGGCCACCGCCACCGCTGGCGCCCAGTTCTAGCGTGGCCGAGCCAGCCGGAATCTGGAGAGACCCTGAGCCGCCACCGCCAAAGCCGCTGCGCGAGTATCCGGGCGCCGTCATCGAGTTAGTGCCAAACCCGACATCAACTCTGCCGCGCGGTCGGCGGCGCTCATCCTGTCGCAGCTCGCGCAGAACGTCGTCGCCCTCGTTGAGGTCAAAGTCGTTGACTTCAAATTCGTCGGTAAGCTCGTTGGGTTGGTAGACGTTCATTGCCCGCTCCGGCTCGCCGGCCTCGGCGTACTGGCCGGGGTTGTCCGACAAGAACGCGCCGATGATTGAGTTCAGCCGATTGCGGTCGGCGTCAACTACGCCGCCTTTGGCAAAATTCTCTTCGTCGTCCAGATCAAAGTCTGGCAGAACGTCGTCGCCCTCGTTGAGGTCAAAGTCGTTGACTTCAAATTCGTCGGTAAGCTCGTTGGGTTGGTAGACGTTCATTGCCCG